GCGTCCGGGCGTGGGTGAGAAGCACCGTGCCTCACGGCGTGTCGGAGCGGTGCTACGAAGCGGCGGCGAAGGCATATCTCTACTTCGAGGGGAAGCGGGGCGGCCTCGCCCAGGTTGGTTACAAGGCGATCGCCGCCGTCGCCGGATACTGCGAACGCCAGATGCAACGCGCGCTAAAGGGCCTCGAAGGAGCGGGCATTCTCGACATCCTGAACGTGCCTTATCGAGAAGATGACGAGTGGCGGCGTGATGAGAACATCTACGTCGCGACCATCGACGCCGAACCGCCACCCGTCCCGGCGGATGTCGATGCCCCCGATCCCGTCCTTCCGGCATCGGCATCCCGCGCGCTCGGTGGGGGCTCTCGCCTCGCCGCCTTGTTCGGCCTCGTGCTGCGCGCCGGTGGCCTGAACACTTCCCCCGCGTCGAACTACAGGACACGCCCCGCGCCCTCCTGAGAAACGCCCTGGCGGGCGCCGCGTGGCAACCGGAGTGATCCGGCGCGAACGGCTGCGCCGACCGTCAAATCCGCGCGGTTTGGCAACAAACTTCCCCTGAAAACCGTCTCCGCGGGCGAGTCGCGGACCCAATTCTGAGTCAAATCGCGGAAACGATCCGGCGTTTCGTTACGCGGTCGGCTGTTCGCGGCAGCTCGCGACGAGAAGACATGGACTCACTGTCTTTGTAGCTGGACTCAATGTCCAAACATCACGGCATTAAGAAAGAATCATTACTTGCGGAGCGCTGCGCGCCGGTTGGTTGGTCATGAAGGGGGTTGCACCCCCTTGGCGCCTCCGGCGCCTACCCCGCTGGAAGGCAAGACGGCTCAGGGACAAGAGCCGCTGAGAGGGCGGAGGGTCGGTTGTCAACGGCACGCACCTTCGTTTAATTCCGTCAGGTTCTCGGTGTGAAAGGGCGAGCATGGGCGAAGCACGGCGTCGGAAACTGGCTGGCACTTACCCGACGCGTGACGATGGCCCGTGGCCGTCGCTGCCGATCGTGAAGCCGTCGTTGATGACGGATGCTCAACTGGAGGCATTACTCGCGGTGGTGGATCACCAGTTGGCGCGGCCGGGATTCATGGACCTGATGACGGCCGACCTGGCCGATGACGACTCGATGCCCGGCACGCCGCACGACAAGGCGCGGCTGGCAACGCTGCTGATGATCGAGCAGGGGATGCTGGAGTTCGACGTGCGGCCATTTGGCGACGGCAAGATTGGCCTGCGTATCTCGCGGACGATCAAGAGCCTCGGGGCCTCCGGTGCCATGGCGAAGCCGCCCGTTGACCCCCCGCTCCGCGAGCGCCGATAACTGAGTCGCCGACTGGACTTTTGTGGTGACGATACCCGTTCGTCAGTGATGGACCGGAACGAAGAATGGCGGATTTCCGCCATATTCGTACCATGTAAGAGTTATTAGGTGATTCCATATCGGAACGAATATGAGTGATCTGGTGCCCTACGCCCCCGTCCAGGCGTCGTCGGACGAGCAGATGATCGAGCTATGGCTCGGCCGCTATCGGTCCCGACAGACCCTGACGGCCTTCCGGGGCGACGTGGAGCATTTCCGGCGCGCGGTGCCAAAGCCGCTCCGAGAGGTAGTGCTGCGGGACATCCAGGGCTGGGGCCTCGCCATGGAGGCCGTCCATAAGCCCGCGAGCGTGGCCCGCCGGCTCTCGGCCGTCCGGTCACTGTTCGCGTTCGCCCACAAGGTTGGATACCTCCAATGGAACGTCGCCGCGGCCGTCACGATGCCGCCGATCGAGGACAAGCTCGGCCAGCGCATCCTGACGGAGGATCAGGTCCGGAAGCTTCTGGCCGCGCTCCGGAACCCGCGCGACAACGCGCTCCTCCGGCTGCTGTATATCGCCGGCCTGCGGATCTCCGAGGCGGCTGGCCTGCGCTGGCGTCACGTGACCCCACGCGACGGCGGCGAGGCGCAGCTCACGGTGTTCGGCAAGGGAGGCAAAACCCGCGAGGTACTGATCCCGGCGACCATGGCGCGGCAGATCTTCGCGCTCAAGCGCCGGTTGGACGGCCCGGACGATCCGGTGTTCCGAAGCCATGGGTCAGGGCAACGGTGCGCCTCGATCCTGGCGCGCGATGTCTGGGTCATCCTCCGCAAGGCCGTCCAGCGCGCCAACCTGCCCCGCGAGATATCGCCGCATTACCTCCGCCACGCGCACGCCTCACACTCGCTCGATCGCGGCGCCCCGGTACACGTCGTCCAGCAAACCCTGGGTCACGCCAGTTTGACCACCACCACGCGGTATACGCACGCCCGGCCGGGTGATTCCTCGGCGAAATACCTCCCAACCTGATCCCCGGTTTCCCGGCCGTCTGGAGCATCGATAATTCCTCGTAACGTGTTAAATACGGTTTCCGGTATATATCCGGAATGAAAGTGACGGAGATGACGGCGAAGAAGAAACCGGTCGATAATTCTTCGGAACGAGAACCGGAGCCCGCTGGCGCGCCGCGCGCGGGCGCCGGCCGCCCCCCGCCGCCACGGAAATTGACTCCCCGCGCGCGTGAGACCGAGGCCCTGGCCGCCCGGTTTCCGCGCTACCGGATGGTGAAAACCGACGAGCTGTTGCCATTCACCAATAATTCCAGAACGCATAGCGATGCGAGTGTTGCCAAGCTCGTGCGGTCAATCCAGGAGTTTGGGTTCACCAATCCAATCCTGACGGACGGCAACAGCGGCATCATTGCCGGTCATGGTCGGTTTCTGGCCGCGCAGCAACTCGGCATGGAGACGGTTCCGACCATTGAACTCAGGCATCTCTCAGAGGCGCAGAAGCGGGCATATGTGATGGCGGATAACCGCCTTGCTCTCGATGCGGGGTATGACGATGACCTGTTGCGGCTGGAGATGGGCGATCTGCGGGAGATGGGGTTTGACCTCGACCTGACGGGTTTCGACGCGGCGGAGGTCGATAAGCTATTCGCGGATGATCCTGCTGATGAGGCGGGCGGGGGCGGGGCGCGGGGCACGGATGGGGGAAAAGTATGCTGCCCGAAGTGTGGCCTGGAGTTCCAAACGAGATCGCGGACGTTCCGGGAAATCGTGGCGAAATCAGCGCCAGCAATAGCGCAAGAACCAGATAATCCGTTGCTCGGAACTGAATAATCGGAGTATATGAGCGGAGCCGGTTTGGTGTTTCAGCACCTCCCCAGCCGCCGCCCTCGCTACGTTCTTAGCGGAATCTTTGTCATTCCTGCAACTCGGTCAAAAGCGCGCGTGATCCAATCGAGTTCATGCAATCGCGCGGTTTTCTGCTCTGAGCCTCGCGTCCAACGGATCAACGCACTCGGTCCCGCAACCGCACCGGCGGCGGCTTCAGCCTCGGCGGGTGCGCTGACGGCAGCGCCTGCGTGATGACGTTCGCCATCCGCCAGAGCCACTTGTCGAACCCCACCCGCTGTCGGGCCGTGCCGGCGATCCAGGCGGCCAGCTCGGCCTCCGTGACGCCCCAACGCTCCGCGACCCATGCCGGTGCCCACCCGGTCATGGCGAGCCGCTCCAGCCGCTCCTGGGGCGTCAGGTAGGACGATCGCGCGCGGAACCCGCGCCGGGATCTTGCGTCCGGGGCCGGATCGGCGGATGGTGCGGGACAATTTACCCCCATCTGACAGCCGTCGGGTCCGTCTCCGGCGGTTTTTTTTGCGCGCGCGTCTGGCATGATGTTCTCCGCGACTGTGGAAGGGTGGAGCAATGTTGGACGGGCGCCACTGGGCGAACAGTTTTCGCGCCGGAAGCCATGATGACGAGGCGGCGGCGATCGTTGATGCGGTGAACATGATAACGACGGCGGGTCACGCGAACGTCGCTTCCGTGGTCCTCGCTTGCAGCCAAATGCTGGCCCAGACCATCGCGCACGCGGGGCCGGAGATTGCGCCCGAAGTGCGCGCCGCCATCCTGACGCTGATCGACGACTACGCCATGCGGTACGCGGTCGAGCCCCCATGACGGCCAAACCGAAACCCAAAGCCGCCACCCCGCTGTCAAAGCGCGAGCAGGCCGCGCTGGAATACCACGAGGCCTCCGAGGCGCTCCGCAAGGATGAGGTCCGGCGCGGCAAGGCGAAGGCGGCCTGCATCGCGACCGGCGCGATGCCGGACTACGAGCGCGATCCATTCGAGGCGGGGACCCTGTTGACGGTGTTCGACGGCAAGAAGGTCCGGATCGTCATGACCGTGGTGACGGCGCTGGAACGGTTCGACCACCAGGCGTTCGTCGAGGACGTGGAGAAGCTGGGCCTCGATCCCCGGAAGCTGGCGCGGCTGGTGAAGAAGCACACGACCGAGTTGAGGCCCGCGCATATTTTTAAGAGTTCGCTGGTGTGATGGCCGCCGACCCGCCCGAAGCGCCGTGGTACCATCAGGAATTGCCGCCGTGCCCGCTGATGCCCGAGCGGGCGTGTCCCGGCGAGTGCCTCTACATCCTGCCGCGCGATGAATGCGCGCACGAGCCGCGCGGCCGGACGCGGTTGCGGCGGCTGGGCATCGAGCCAGTGTGGAAATCTCCACACTGTAACGAAAAATCATCAGTCTGACACATGGGAAACCGTTGTTTTCCGCGTGTTTCCGCACTATGTTCCCGGCATGTTCCATTGGCGAAAGTCAGCAATCCGGAACCCGGACATCGAGCGCCTGGAGCGTCGCGTCGCGGCGCTTGAGGCCCGGCTTTCGCGCGAGGCCGACTCGGGTCCGACTCGGGCGGCCGACTCGGATTCGGGGCCGCTCGAATCGGCGCTGGCGTCGCTGGGCCGGGTTGTCGCGCGCGCGGCGGCCAATGCCGAACACGCCGGCGACGTGACGCGGCGGTAGCATTCGTGCGAGGCTCTTGCCGGCGGCAAGGGAAATCGCATGGCTAAACCGAAGCATGAGCCGAACGAGCGCGACCGCCGCATGGTCCGCATGATGGTGGCGGGCGGCATCGTCTACGACGACATCGCCGCCGCGATCGGCATCAGCCGCAGCTCGCTCAAAACCCATTACAAACGCGAACTGAAAGCGGGCGGCATCCTGGCCAACGCCATGGTCGTGGGCAACCTCTACCGGCACGCGACCGGCGATCACCCGAACGCGGCGGTGGCGGCGGCGAAGTGGTGGACGCAGGCACGCATGGGCTGGAGCGAAAAGCACGAGTTCAGCGGGCCGGGCGGCACGCCGCTCAATCCTCCGGGGCAGAGCTACGTGGTCCGGATGCCGACGCCGGTCGAGTCGGTGCGGCAATGGATGGACGCCTATGTGCCGGAGACGGAGCGTGTACCATCGTAAACGTCGCCTGGGAGCCGCAGCCGTGGCAGGCCGCGTTTCTGTCCTGTCCGATCGAGGAGGTGTTCGGCGGTGGTGCTCGTGGCGGCGGGAAGACCGATGCCGTACTCGGCGATTGGCTCAACCATGCCGACCAATACAAGGAAAACGCTATCGGCCTGATGGTACGACGGTCGCGAACGGAATTGTTGGAGACGCACGAACGCGCGCGCGTGATCTACGGCAAGTTGGCCGGCTCGCGGTTCACTTATCAGCCCATGCGCGTCATCATGCCGGGCGGCGCGCGACTGTCGTTTTCCTATCTGGATCGGGATTCCGACGCCGATGCCTTTCAAGGCGCTTCGTTTACAAGGTGTTACGTTGAGGAATGTGGCAACTTTCCCTCCCCGACGCCAATCCTCAAATTGATGGCGACGCTTCGGAGCGGCGCCGGCGTGCCGGTTGGCATGCGTTTGACGGGAAATCCTGGCGGTGCCGGCCATCAATGGGTGCGTGCCCGCTACATCGATCCGGCACCCCGCGGCTGGCGCGTCATCACCGACCCGGAGACGGGCTCGGAGCGGATCTACCTGCCGAGCCGCGTCGCGCAAAACAAATACCTGGGCGAGGACTACATCCGGCGGCTGCGCGGCGTCGGCACCCCCGAGCTGGTCAAAGCATGGCTCGAAGGTGATTGGTCAGTCATCGCCGGAGCGTTCTTTTCCGAATTTTCGGCCGATCGCCACATCATCGCGCCGCGGGCCCTGCCGGAACATTGGGCGCGGTTTCGCTCGTTCGATTGGGGATCGGCCCGGCCGTTCGCGGTACACTGGTGGGCCGTTTCGGATGGGACACTACCGGATATCGCGCGCGGGTGCCTCGTCTGCTACAGGGAGTGGTATGGCATGAAGCCGGGCGAGCCCAACGTGGGGTTGCACATGACCGCCGAACAAGTGGCCGAGGGCATACGGGACCGGGAGCGTGACGACCCCAAACCGAAGGATGGGGGGTTCGTCGGCGTGGCCGACCCCTCGATCTTCGCCGAGGACGGCGGGCCGAGCATCGCGGCGCGCATGACACGCGCGGCGCGCATCGTGTTCAGGCCCGGCGACAACAAGCGGGTGCCGCAGCGTGGCGCGATGGGCGGCTGGGATCAGGTGCGCGCGCGGCTGGTCGGTGACGCGGACGGCAAGCCCATGGTGGTGTTCTTTTCGACGGCGCGGGACGTGATTCGGACTTTACCGGCATTGCAGCACGACGCGAGTCGGGCCGAGGATGTCGATACGGAGTCGGAAGATCATTGTGGAGACTCCGTTCGGTATGGGTGCATGAGCAGACCATTCATCCGCGACGCGGAGCGGCAACGTCCCCGTGACTCCTGGGACGCGGCGTTCAATCGAGACGAAGGCGAAGTCCGGGATTGGAGGACGGTATGACACTCAATTTCCTCGAAATGAGCGGCGCGGAGTTCCAGCGTTCGGTGCGCGACGATCCCGACAAGTGGGCCGACGCGGCGATGGTGGCGGCCGAGGATCTCGGCTTCAAGTTAGATCGGGATTGGATACGATCGCTGCTGGCCGACGCCATGGCGGCCGCGCGCGAGGGGTCGATCCGCGAAGTGATCAGGGAATGAGTCAATCGCTCTATCCTGATCCCGTGAAGGTGGCGAAGTTTTGGAAGTTCGTTGATGGCCTCTTCGCGGTTGAGCGATCGCTGGTTGCCTTACTGGAAAGTCCATCGCTCCTGGAGAACATCCGCTGCGAATTCGAGGATGAGTTAACTTATCTGCGGCTGTGGATTGGGCAACTCGTGCGAAGGCGTTTACACGAGCAGATCAGGCATCTCGCGCGACGACAGACAAAAGAGGCGCCACGCTAAATGTCCCAGGCCCTCTACCCCGATCCGCCGACAGACCCGGAGGCCGCCGAGGCATCCCGGCCGAAGGGTGGCCCCGGCATCGCGTCAGACCGCTACCCGCGCGATCTCGACGACCTCCACGCGCGACAGGTCAGGTGGTTCGAGGACTGCGAGACGGTGACCGCTGATGGAAGGCGGCTGTCGCAA